TTCGGTTGTTTGGCGTCCCTTGTGGACACCACCATGAATGCTTCGAACTGCATCTTAATCAACCAGAAAAAGCAATAATAAGCATTATTAATCAATATATTAATCGCATTATAACGTTGACTAGAGGTGTGTCTTGAGCATGGCGATTTCATGTGGTTTTGGAGGCTGATATGGGCATGTCGATTCGTGCCTATGGTCGCCATCGCGGGGTCAGCGATGCAGCGGTGAGGAAGGCGATTAAATCAGGCCGTATCCGGCCGGAACCCGATGGCACGATCGATGCCGTAAAAGCCGATGCGCAGTGGAAAACGAACACCGATTCCGCCCAGCAGCGTGGATCGCAAACCATCAAGCCGGTACCGGATGCGGCGCTCGATGCCGTGCGCGATACGCTGAAGGAGAACGGTGCGCCGACGACCGGCGGCACCACGTTCATGCAGGCTCGAACCGCCAATGAAGTGCTCAAGGCACAAACCAACCGTGTGAGGTTGCAAAAGCTCAAGGGTGAGCTCATCGACAGATCGAAAGTCATGGCCCATGTTTTTAAGTTGGGACGGCAGGAACGCGATGCATGGCTTAACTGGCCAGCCCGCGTCTCCGCACAAATGGCAGCGGAGCTGGGTGCTGATCCACACACCACGCATGTGACGCTGGAAACTTATGTCCGACAGCATCTTGCCGAACTCGCCGAATTCCGCGCAGGCGTCGACTGAATTTTACGAAGGTGCGGATGCGGTCGAACAACACTGGCGCAGTGGATTAACGCCGGAATCGTTTCTCGCCGTTTCCGAGTGGGCGGATCGCTACCGGATGCTTTCTTCCAAATCCGCAGCCGAGCCAGGGCGGTGGCGCACCAGCCGCACACCGTACCTTCAGGAGATCATGGATAATCTCTCGCCGCACTCGCCGGTGCAGCGGATCGTGTTCATGAAAGGCGCACAGATCGGCGGCACGGAATGCGGTAATAACTGGATTGGCTACGTCATCCACATGGCGCCGGGGCCGATGATGGCGGTGGCACCGACGGTGGAGCTGGCCAAACGTAACTCGAAGCAGCGCATCGACCCGCAGATTGATGAAACGCCGGAGCTGCGCGAGCTGGTGAAGCCCGCCCGCGCGCGCGACTCGGGCAATACCATCCTGAGCAAGGAATTTCGGGGCGGCATTCTGGTAATGACCGGCGCCAACTCGGCGGTGGGGTTGCGCTCCATGCCAGCGCGGTATTTGTTTATGGATGAAGTCGATGGCTATCCGGGCGATGTCGAAGGTGAAGGCGATCCTATCCTGCTGGCCGAACGCCGCTCCGCCACCTTCCAGAAGCGGCGGAAGATTTTTCTGGTGAGTACGCCCACCACCAAAGGGCTATCGCGTATCCAGCGGGAATTTGACGGTAGCGACCAGCGCTATTTCCATGTGCCTTGTCCGCATTGCGAGCATTTTCAGCCGCTGCGCTTCACGCAGTTGCGCTGGCATGAGGGTAAACCGCAGGAGGCGAGTTATGCTTGTGAGGAATGCGGCACACTGATCGACGAGCATCACAAAACGCAGATGCTATCGCGTGGGCGTTGGGTGGCCACTGCCGAAACGGATGGCCGCACCATCGGCTACCATCTGTCCTCGCTTTATAGCCCCGTGGGCTGGTTCTCGTGGGGCGACGCGGCGGAGATGTTCGAAAACGCGCAGGCGAACCCCGAATTAATGAAGGGCTTCGTCAACACGGTGCTGGGTGAGCCCTATGAGGAAGAATACGAGGCGCCGGAATGGAAACGGCTCTATGAACGCCGCGAAACCTATGCGATGGGCATGGTGCCGCAAGGTGGTCTTTTCCTCACCGCCGGTGCGGACGTGCAGAAAGACCGCATCGAATGCGAGGTGGTGGCATGGGGACGCAATAAAGAAAGCTGGTCGGTCGATTACCATGTGCTCATGGGCGATACCGCCATGCCGGAGGTATGGGAAAAACTCGAAGCCTTGCTGCGCCGTGATTGGCAGCATGCCGGTAGCGGTACCTTGCCCATCCGTGTGCTGGCAGTCGATAGCGGCTACGCGACACAGGATGTGTATGCATGGGTCAAAACCCATCCGCAAGCGAGCTGGGGTGGTGCGGGTGCGCGTGCATCTAGCCCACGCACGGTGGTGGCGGTCAAAGGCCGCGATAGTGAAACGGCGCTGATTTTGAGTGTGTCAAAAGCCGATGTCGGCAGCAAACGGCGCGGTCTGCGCGTGTGGAATGTCAGCGGCCCGGTCGCCAAGATGGAGTTGTACCGCTGGTTGAAACTCGACCGCCCGACCAAGGAAGATGAACCGTTTCCGCCTGGAACGTGCCACTTCCCCGAATATGCCGAGGAATACTTCAAGCAGCTCACCGCTGAAAAACGCGTGATCAAGCTGCATAAAGGCTTCCCCCGCGCCAGTTGGGAGAAAGACCCAACGCGCAATAACGAGGCGCTCGATTGCCGTGTCTACGCCCGCACGGCGGCGAGCCTCTATGGCATCGACCGTTTCAGTGAGCGGCAATGGCAGCAGCTGGAGGCGTCGCTCGGTAAGCAGCGCATCGTCCCTTACGCCGATGCTCTCGCACCATCGTCGCAACCGAGTGAATCTGTCGCGCCCACACGCAGCGCGACCATCAGTCAGCGCACCGCCATCGCGGCGGATGATCCGTATCTGTGAGGAGTAATCATGACCGATTTAGCAACCCTGCAAACACGCCTCGCCGAAGCGGAAGAAGCCCATCACCAGCTGATGATGGGTGCGAAGGAAGTGAGTGTGTCCATTGGTAGTTACGGCAGCACTACCTACGCGCAGGCGAGTGCTGAGAAGCTCGAACAATATATCGAGAAACTCAAAAGCCAGATCGCCCGTGCAAACGGCACCGCGCGTCGTGGGGTGATCAAGGTGGTGTTCGATGAGTGATACGTCGCACCGTGCCGCATCGCTAACTGCGCGTGAAATCTCCAGCTGGCTGCCCGGAAACGGTTCGGCGGATGGTGATCTTTTGGGTGAATTGCCCACACTCGTCGGTCGTTCACGTGATCTCATCCGCAATCACGGCGTGGCATCGGGCGCGGCGCAGACGATGGTGGATAATGTCGTCGGCACCGGCCTAAGGCTGGTGGCGTTACCGGATTACCGGGCGCTGGGCAAAACGAAAGAATGGGCGGATGAATGGGCGCGCGGTGTCGAATCGCTCTGGCGCGGCTGGGCGGAAGGATTTGAGTGCGATGCTGCCTTATCGCTTAATTTTGCGGGGCTGACCGTGCAGGTGTTTCGCTCCGGTTTTATCAACGGCGAAGCACTGGCGTTACCGCTTTGGTTGCCGGAGCGCGGTGGTGCATTCGCCACCACGATCCAGCTGGTAGAGCCGGATCGCCTGAACAATCCCAGCGGTAAGCCCGATGATAAGAGCTTACGCGCAGGCATTGAGATTGATGATTACGGTGCGCCGCTGGCGTACCATATTCGCAAAACCCATCCGGGCGACGTGTTCCTGCCGTTTTCTGCCTCGGCGGATGAATGGCAGCGCATCCCTTCGCGCACCGCGTTTGGGCGCAGGCGGGTGCTGCATATCCACGATAAGGAACGCACTGGCCAGAACCGTGGCAAGCCTGCGCTCACTTCGATCATGCCGATGTTCAAAATGCTCGACCATTACGAGCGGTCGGAACTGCAGGCGGCAGTGGTGAATGCGATGATTGCCGCCTTCATCGAAACGCCGCTCGATGCCGAAACCGTCGTCGAGATGTTTGGTGGAAGTTACGAGGATTACGATACCAAGCGCAAGGAGTGGAAGGCGAAGCTCGCGGGTGGTTCCATCATCACCACATTCCCCGGCGATAAACTCTCACCCTTCACGCCAAGCCGCCCCAATTCTGCTTACGGTGCGTTCGTCGAAAATATCCTGCGCCACATCGGAACAGGCCTCAATCTGCCCTTCGAACTGCTGATGAAGGATTTTTCAAAGACGAATTATTCCAGCGCACGTGCGGCATTGCTCGAAGCATGGCGGTTCTTCTCTGGCCGCAGGCAGTGGCTCGCCACCTATTGGGCAAAGCCAGTGTACGAGCTGTGGCTCGAGGAAGCGATCAATAGCGGCAAGATTGAGGCACCGGATTTTTATATCAATCGTGCTGCATGGTCGCGCTGCAAATGGATCGGCCCCGGTCGCGGCTGGGTTGACCCGGTGAAAGAAGCGCAGGCCTCGCAAATCCGCATGGAGGCAGGCCTATCCACGCTGGAAGATGAATGCGCCATGCAGGGCCTCGACTGGGAAGAAGTGCTGGAGCAGCGCGCGCGCGAAAAAGCCAAAATGAAAGAGCTGGGCTTGGGTGATCTGACGCCGAGCATTGCCGTCAAGTCGCTCCCCGGCCAAGGCAAAGATAATGGAGATGACACCACCGACAATGAGGAGGATGATAATGCGAGCATGGAACAAAGCGACCAGTGAACCGTGGGCGATTACGCAGTCGGCACTTGAGACAATTTTAGAAATCGCCGAGCGCGAGAATGAAAAGCCTGAAGCGGTGGCGGCGCGGCTAGGTAAGGAACTACAAAACACCCACACGGTCATTGAGCGTGATGGCGTAGCGGTGATTCCCGTCACCGGGCCGTTATTCCGTTATGCCAACCTGTTCACGGCGATCAGCGGTGCGACATCGTATGAGATGCTGGCGCAGGATTTTACCGTCGCGCTCGATAATCCCGACATCAACGCCATCATCCTCAATATCGATTCTCCTGGCGGCGAGGTAAATGGCTGTGCCGAGCTGGCGAACATGATTTTCGCGGCGCGCGGCAAAAAACCGATCATCGCCTATGCTTCCGGGGATGCGGCGTCGGGCGCCTATTGGATCGCGAGTGCCGCCGATCAAGTGGTGGCATCGGAGACCTCGGGCCTCGGTTCCATCGGCGTGGTCGCGGTCTATCGTGGTGCCAAACCAGATAAAAATACGCGCACCACCATTGAAATTGTCTCGTCGCAAAGCCCATTCAAGCGTCTGAATCCTGAAACTGACGAAGGCCGCAGTAAACTGCAGGTTCGCATCGACGCGATGGCAGAGGTATTTGTGCAAACGCTCGCGCGCAATCGCGGCATTGAGGCCGCGCAGGTATTAGAGCGGTTCGGCGCTGGTGATATATTGATCGGCGCACATGCCGTGAATGCCGGTCTTGCCGATCGCATCGGCTCTCTCGAAAAACTGATCGCGGAATATTCCGCCAGTT